CTGTGTAATCTGTCGCCGCCACACTTCTCCAATTAAAAAGTAATCAATATAACCTTCTTTCATCTTCTCTTCACAAAATTGTAATAATTTTATCACATCTTTTATAAACTCAATTCTTGCTTCTCTTATTGTCATTTACCATTCCTTTTATATTATATCCTACCGCTCAGGCGGTAGGGGGCTCACCATCATTCGGTGAGGGATGATTTTCTTTATTTTCATCATTTTCTAATTTTGCATTCTGCACAGCCTGTAATAGATTATCAAGTAATATAATATCATTTTTCAAATCTCTATAGCTCCCTCGTAATTGTGTATTTCTGATAATATTAATTAATAGATTTTTTTGTTGCTGATTGTCTAATATCATATAACATTCTCCTTGTATTTATTAAACTGCGTAATATGCAACGTTGAACGTGTGCAATGTAATCAATTGCTCTTGTATTAGCCATCGCTATTTTGGCTATATCTTTTCCGTATTTTTCTATATCTTCATCAGTCATCTCATTCATAGTTAAGCCATCTGGCTTACGTGGCTTATAAGCATCTTCTTTTGCTACTTCAACCCAATCATATCGTTTTACATCTGGTAATACAGGAGAAAATGTGTTCCAACTATCATCAGCGTATGCTTTCCCATCGGAAGTAACAAATCGAAATTTGTCTGTTCCTGCGTTTTGTATTACAAAAGTTTTACCCGCGGTACAAGAATTTAAAACCAATCTTGTATCTCCACCAGAGCCATCCGCCTTGAATTTCCAGGGTCTTTCACTGTTAAACTTTAGATATGTTTCATTAGTACCATCGCCTAATGTTAACATAGTATCTGGGTCATTTGTTTTTATCCCGACATTACCATTAAAATATGAATCTTGGTCAGGGTCTAATACAAGATTAGCATAAGCTCTCCCTAAATCTCTCCCGTTCGTTCCAAATAAAAGATACCCTGATTCCGAGTTAGCCCATATATAGTTTGCAGATGGTCGGGAAAAACTTAATATAGCTCCACTTGCGGATATATTAAAATTCCCATCAGCCCCATACAATGTTAGTAAATTACTTTGACTAATACTTGCTCTTTTACTTCCAGCAGTATAAAAGTGAATTACATCCTCATCAACAGTTTCTTCAACCGTTACATATGTATCGCCATCATTATCACCGATTATAGACAATTTACCATCATTTAAATCGGTTTTTAAAGTTCTAATATGGCCAGCCAGCTCACTTACTTTTACACCAGTCGTTACTCCATCACCATCAGCTGGTACTGTGTCATCTAAACTCATTTCTCACGCACCCCCCATTTACCCCGTCCATAACTCAGGGCATATTCATCGATATTTATAGCATATTCATTAATGTTAATTGCAAAAGGAGACACTCTAAAAAAAAAAAAGACTGTCAATCCAGCTATATGCCTCCCTATTAATTGCACAGTGTTATTTAAAAAATCTTTTACAACACCTATTATTTCGACCTTCACATAATCAAGCCAGCTTTTACCCACTCTGTTAATCTCAAAACTTTCTATACTTTCAATTTCCGAACCTATTGCCTGTATTGAAGTAGTCACCGTATATATTGGCTTCACGTCTTGATAATATTCCATAATTGCTTCTGATAGTTCCTGCGCATCGGCTTCGTTTACAAGATACGTTTCGAATTCTTTTGAAATATATTTCTTGTATTTCGCATATATTTTATCTTTGTCCGTATCGTTCGTATACCACCTATAACTATCTTCTGAATAATTCTTTTTATAACCCACTTTGCAACTTGTGAGAAATTGTGTACCATCCCAGCTTATCTGTGGTGGTTCAAGCATTTGTTCAATATGGATGGTCATTTCTGGGTCTTGCGATGTATCCAGTATCCTGAATGTATACTTACCGTTATTCTGCACGATAAAGTTCCCAAATACTGAATTACCTATTTTTTCGATTATTTCCGTTATTGCCATTTCTTCATCGATAAATATACCAATATCATTTGCCAAATCGTGCGCTTTTGCTTCTGCCCATTCTGTAGTGTTGTAATTATCGTCATTGTATTCAATGCCCAAATACGTGTCCAGAATATCGACAATAATATCCAATGGATTTGTTATGTAAGTTCCACTACTGTTTTTCAAACCCTTGAAATCGACTGTTACTTTGGATTTGCCGTCCCAATCAGCATTATCTATTGTCACCGTTCCATTAGTCAAACTACTTGACTTAATAGTCTTTTCTACACCATCAACATATATCTTATCGATGGATTGTATACCATTACTGTGGTCTGAAGTATCACATACTTTAAATGTCCAATCTGGAGTGCCCGATTGTGCTTTATTTGTACAGATTACTGGACAGTGATATACTTCGCCATAAGCTATTGGTATCGCCTTGCCAACATCATCATCATCCAGATATGGATAATCTGTTTTATTAAATTGGTTAACTGGTAGTTTCAAACTTAATTTCTTTCTTTCGTCTACCAATCTAAATGTTACTGTTTCGTAACCCAGATCAACATCTTCAATGTAGCCACTAAATACTTTTTGATATTCCGAGTAATCTAAATCATCACCACCGAACAATATTCTTGCTGGTTGTCCAAATAAGTAATTGCTTGTAATGTCATCGAAATAACCATCGTTATTTATGAATGATATACTACCACTGTCAAAACGAATAACTCCAAAATATAGTGGATCTTTCGATTTCTCAATCGTTGGAATAGATGTCAAACGTGGCTCGTAATACAAATCGTTAAAATAAATAGCTTTGTTGGCCAATCCCATCGTTATACCAACAGTTATACTATGGAGTTGTGGCTCATCGTTATCTGTACAATGAATGTATAATCTCATATCGGTATTATCGTAATACCAGCTTTCTTGATTACTTACTACATCAGCAATCGATGATTTTTCAGTATATTCAGTCGCACCTCCGAAAACAGAACCAATTGACAAATAGTTCTTATATTCTCCCATTCCAATTGGATAATCGCCGATATTACCGTCACCGATATTGATTATTGTTCTTGATGGTGTCCATTTAGCAGTCCATACACCTGCAGAATAGTTTACCCATTTTGTTTGGTTTTTGCCCAGGTCAAGTTCAACCAATACTATTTTGTTTGATGTTGTTTTTTCTAAAAAACTTAAATAACCCATGTTACCACTCTTTACTTAAATCTTTTATAAATAATTGGTAATACAAAATCTCCATTGAATTTATAATGTGGACTGTTTTTATACGAATAAATACCACATATAAAATGCCCTGTACTTACAGTAAAAGCAAATATATCGTTTATTTTTTTTGGTAATAAATTATATGTTATCAGCAATCCACTCATATAAGCATATTTTGCTAATTCCCAATTATCTCTCGTTTTTAATAATTGCATTATTCTTCTTGACAACAGATTTTTTTCGGCTTTGTATCCTATGTCATCTACAACCTCGATAGTATGTGAGTAATCTACATAGGCATTATTGAGCATAGATAAACAAAACAGATTATAAGATAATACTATTAACATAACAAAGCTCATAATATTGCTACCCTCTTATCGACCTCATGCAGTTATTTTAATATACGCTAAATGAGCCGATGATGCCCCCACTGAATATAATTTAACATAGCTACCATCTGATAATAAAAACATCGGGTCACTCGGAGCTCCTAAATTTTTGTATGTAGAACCATCCCCATAGTAAACATGTAATTCTACATAATCAGGGTCAAATACATAGTATAATCCTTTTGGAATTGTAACAGTAGCACCTTCTCCACCTAAATCAAATGTTCCATATTCCCAACCAGAAGTATCTAATGCGTCTAATCCTACAGCATTATCAAGTATACTACTCGCTGTTATTAGGTTGGATGCGTTGACCCCAGCTACCTTTTTATATGTACTTCCATCTGGGATATCATCTAATCGTACTTGCCCTAATAACTGATATACCCACTTCCCCGTATAATTCGTCCCGTCATAATAACAACCACCGATATATCTATCTGTCTCTGTACTATCATACCAACCGTTTTTATCAGCACTCCAAGTCGGTGCTGTAGTTGTCCAGTATGGTTTTAAATCTGTAGTATCGATGTATATATAATTTGTATCCCCGCTCGATGGTGTACCGTTTATAGCTTCCTCACTCGTAAATCCATACAGAGCCCCCGATATTTCAACATAACTTCCAGCCGCAATTGCTGGTTCAGAATTGTTATCATAATTAGTTAGCGATAAAGCAATAAATCCTTTTCGCTGTTTTTCGATTGTGGTTAATAGCTCATCCCATTTATTCTGTCCAACTGCATAATCACTTATTTTTGTCGCAGGCATTATTTCACCTCCCTGAACGAAAGTGTTCCGTTCCAAATATACGATATAATATGATTAAGTGCCAAATTATCATTTAAAACTGCATACACTGGTTTTAGCTTGTCCATATTATACTCGTCTGGTACTAATATAACAGGTTTAACCGTTTTTACCTCATTTATCATTTCTACTAACTCCGTTCTCGTATCTTCGTCCCAATATGGGAAGACAAAATTATATGTTTTGTAAATTATACCTTCGTCACCAAACGCCTGCCCAGTCAATGAGTATTTGATTTTCGATGTATCATTATACACCAATGGCATTTCGGCCTTTGGTGGATTATCGAATTGCAAATACTCGCCAAGAAATAATCGTCCTATTTCAATATAGCCATCACTATTATCTGTATCCTCAAAGGTAAATCGCCAATATCTATATGATGCCGATGTAAAATATCTGGTCATTATGTTACTGTTATAAGTCACTGTATAATCTATCGACGGTGATGTCCAATCGTCTGTTGCATTAGCCTGTATCTTTATTGTTGCACCACTGGTCAGATTATGTCCTAATATCGCAATACAGCTTGCAGTTATTGTATTCCCTGAACCAGCATCTATTTTAATCCATTCACTCGAAACATCCGTGCTTCTATATGTTTTGGCCAATTGGTAATCCTGTATATTCTCAACTGGGTATCCAGAGTCTTCACTACTGGCCGTTATTGTATTTTTGTCAATTTCGTTATAATACAATATTCTCATATTGCCACCTTAATCCGATGCCAAATATATTGGATTCTACCACATAGCCACGCCGTCCATTTATATCTATGTTCATGGTGCACATAGTCTGAACATGACCATGATATTCTTATTTTTCTTTTTTTTCTTTTTTCCCTTTTCATACAACAGACCCCGCCGATACTAATATTTGCCTATTTTGTATCGCCTTTTGTATTTCTGAATAGATTAGTTTGCTGCCAAGATAAACATTAACTTGCAATGGCATTCCTTCGCCACTATTCATTGCCTCCAATGTTGGCCTATTTCTTTCGACAACTTCTTTACGTATTACCATTTCCCCAGGTTCGAGCATAGCTGGTACAACGTCGCCGCCGCCATATCCGCCATAGACCCCGTAACCCTGTTGTGCTCTAACAATACCACCTTGTTGTAATTTACTGACAGCCTGCGCCACTGTCAACAATCCTGCAGCAGCCGCTGCATACCGTGCCGCTTTCCCCCATTGTAACGTTATCGCAAACACCGCCGCCATCGCCGCATACTGCTTTGCTAAACCTCGTAACGTGCTTATGATTAATTCTTTTAATGCTTCCTTTATTTTTTTTGAAGTATCACCTGTTTGATACCATATAGCATCCCACGCATCAGAGAACGATGTCGTAAAAGGACCAAGCATATAATCTACCAGTGTTTCAAACATCGATTTCGTTTTATTAACTGCTTCCTCGGATTTAATTACCATTATATCTTTCATTTCTTCAAACGAAGCTTCTATTTTATCCACCATATCTGGAATAATCGAATGCCCCACCAACTTATCCGCCAAATCTGCGAAAAATCCTTTTATCTTATCAACACCTTCCCTGATTTTATCCACTACACCGAAAAATCTATCAACTAAATGTTCCCTAATAGCATTAATAATATTAGCAACAATATTCTTGATAAAATCTTTAATACCCGTCCATATTTCTATTATTTTTTCTTTTATTTCTTTCCAGTTTTTAACAACTAATATCGTTGCGGCAGTTAATCCAGCCAGTGCCGCTATGATAATCCCGATAGGTCCTGACAATGCAGTAAAAGCAGCGCTTAAAGCTATGACAACAGGAGTCAATGCTGCTATTCCTCCAGCAAGCAATGTCAATGTATTAATTAATTTCTTATGACGATCATCAAGATTTGTATACCAATTAATGGCTTTTTGTATCCATCCAATAAATGTCATCAATACTGGTATAAGTTGCTCGCCAAGCTGTTCTTTTATATCACCAAAAGCATTACGTAATTGTTCTACTCGACCAAGATATGTGCCTGCAATAGCGCTTGCCATACCACCAAATTTATTATTTACTTCCTCTGTTAATTGCGCCAGTTTCTCGGAAGGCTCGGCAGTAGCATCCAGAACTATTCCATATCTTGATAAAGCATTGGTTGAACTTCCTAATGTCTTCCCAACAAGGCTTGCTGCCGTTTCTAAATCTATTCCAAGCCCAGCTGCCAGATCCTGCACTAATGGGATGGCTTGTTTCAACCCTTCTGCATTTAAATTCCCCAGCGATTGTAACAGTGCAGCTGCCTGTAGTGTTGCTTCGTCCCCGTAAGTTGTGACTCCTTGTAAACGACTTGCAAGATTCTGTAATTCTTTTGATAAAGTAGGTGTATAAATACCTGTTGATTTTAATGCTGCATTTAATTTTGCTATTGATTGTTGTTGTACTCCGTATGCGTTAGTCAAATCCTTGACAACTTTTACAGCTCCATATACTGCCCCCGCAACTGTCGCCATCTCTGCATAGTAAGACTTAACAACCTTCGTAAGCGAACCAACACGAGTTTTCGCGCTTTCAACCGCTTTCTTTGTTTTGTCCTCGCCAACTATACTTACTTTTAGTTTTGTTTCTTTTGGCATTATTTTTTCCTGTTCAATTCCTCAAGATATGCGTTTCTTACAGTCATTAGTATTTCCATAATTTTCCAGTCTTGATCAAAGTATCCTCCACTATGTGGCAATACCCCGAAATCTCTCATTACGAAATAAGCCTCTACCCACCATTGCCAACGCCTATATTTGTAATATTCCTTGGTCCCAGGTGAAAATCTGTAACCTCTCAATATCCATTGAGTAACAAGTTCTATTTCCTGTTGTTCTTCTCTGCTAAAGGGCGATTAAAATCCTGTATTTCCTTATGTATAAAATTAATTAATTCAGGATTTCTTTCATCAATCTTGTTTATGATATCTTCATCCCATTTTTCAAATGGAAATTCATCGTCAATTACAACACCATTTAACAATTCAATCATTCTTGCCTTATCCAGCCATTCTGTGTTTTCTATTTTGATATTATCTTTATTTGCTCCACTCATTTCCTGGCCGTGCAACATTAATGCTATTACTTCGTTTCTTTTTTTTGTTGTAAGATGTCGTATCTTTATTTTTACTGGTTCATTAACTGTAAGATATGGCGATATATCAATCTCTTTTGTCTCTGATATTTTAATGTTATCAATACCTATTTTCATTATCCTTCCTCCTATCTATTTTTTAGGCACTCCAATCTGTAGTCCTTGCATCTCTCAATGTAATCGTTATAGCTGCTGTACTTATAGATGGTTGCACAGCTTCAAAATCAACACTAAACGGTATAGCATCAGGACCACCAATATTTGCATCTGCTTTTGTATATTTCACGTGTGGCATATCAATTGTAATTGTATAATAATATCCTGACTCAATTGTCTCGGTTGAGGTGAATACTAACTGCAAAGCTTTGTCTGTATTGTCCAAATATGCGGTTCTCTCTATATATGAATCGGTCGTAAACTCAAGATCCATTGTCCCCGTTATTTCCGCACCTTGTTTGTACAGAATAGCTCTGGTTTGGTTTCCGTCCAGTGCATATCCATCGGCAAATAAGTTATTGCTATAGGAAAACTCAAAACTTTTTACGTATGCCACAGTTGTTGTATCAATTTTTATTGTCCCCCAATGATATACGTATGGCTTTTTTGAGCTATATGAGGGTGTCGCTGCCGATACTGTATCATCTTCATTTTTGCCAAGAATATCAAACTCGGCTGTAAGTATTGAGTTTACTGCTGCCGATAGTTTCATAGAGTTTACCATACATCCACTGTATCGCATCTGCTTTATCGCTCTGCCTACTTCGATCGTTAAGCTTGGCAAAGCTGTTGCTATACCTGCAGGCGTGAAAGTGTGATCGTATGCGGTTGTTGTATCCACCTGTGCTGTTGACTCAGAACCAAGCGTTGCACCGATCAGCAATCCAATGTTATCAGGATTAACCTCGATTGAAAATCCACCGCTAATATCAATTGACCCTTGATATATGTCTTTCTTGAAACGTGTATTGATATTAGCCGATGATACAATCGGATTAATACTTTTCGTTATGCTCTCGGATACAAATTCTAAAAAAGTGGATGGTTCAACCGCTGTCCCCCATGTAGTTTCTTTTGCTATACCAATATATCCTTCTCGTCCTGTTCCTACTACTCCCATGGCTTACTCCTTTTTTGTTTTCTTTTTATCTATTTTTTCTATTCTTTCTACGAGGTCTTCCACTTCCTCGTAGTCTTCTTCAGGCATATTGATTATCTCGCCTTTCTGTTTTGCTATTACACGATGAACTTTTGTTTCAAAAGGTTCTTTAACCCTAACCTTTATCATTTTAGCCTCCTTATGGTGCACCGTACACATAATCATATTTAATCAAAAATGTATAATTAAATACTATTACATTTTCCTTTGGTGTGTCAAATATTTCTATTGAAACAGGTATTGTATACCATGCGTTATTATTGCGTGTACCATCATTACACAATGCCTTTTCTAAGTCATCAAGAAAATTATTCAGTGCTGTCTCTCGGTTCGATGTTGCATATATCCCACCCTGTATCACAACTTCAAGATCAGATATAACCGTTTGTTGATTTGCTCCCGTTGTATCTTTATCTTCCGATGTCCATTGTATTATCGCAAACGGGTAATCATTCGTGGTAAATCTCTCAAAGTTTTCACTCTCACGTGATACAAGACCAATATCATTGTTATATCCATTATCTGTCGTTATGTTTGCAAGTGTCGATTCAATGTCATTTAGTATATTTTCTCTAATCCCCACGCAATACCTCCCTTATCGCTTTTTCAACTGTACGATATAGAGTATTTTGAACAAATTCGGTTTTTCTTCCAACCGCTAACTGTAAGTATGGCCTCGGTCTCATACCAGGATGAGATACAACTGTACCATACACATTCTTGCCATCCGAGAGCACTTTCCTATTTTTCGTTTTTATTTCGTGTGAACTTACTCCATATTCAAGAAATCGTGCTATATGCCAACCTGATCCAACATATCCAGTCATCTCTCGTCTACTTACCCAACCTTCGATGCTGTTCCGTGTTTTACCAGTTCTCACAGGTACAAGTGCCTTCGCTTCCTTTTTTACTTCTTTCGTCGATATTGTAAGTGCATCTAATAGAGCTTCACGCATACGCTTTCTGATTTCAGTTAGTGCTCCTTTTACCCTCTCTGTATTTTCTAATTTTGCATGGATAACAACCATTATTCAAAATCCTTTGTTTCCTCTACTAACAGTTGTAATTCTCGATTTCTTTCATCAGGATTTACAATCCCTGATATCTTGTAATATTTAGAACCGTACTTTATTCGCATATCCGATGTAATACCACTCAAATATCTTATTACGATCCTTGCTGATACCTCAGGCTCTAATTGGTGGTCTTGGTCTATTTCATGTCCTGTCGTCGGTTCTATCGCAGCCCACACAGTAGTAAAATCAGTCCAACTTTTTGTTTTACCACCTAACGCATTGGTCGTTAAAGTTGGCTGTTGTATCGTTATTCTATGTCTAAGTCTTCCTGCTCTCATATTGCCACAATCCTATCAAGCATTAGTAATGATTCAACCGCAAAAGGAACATTCACGATGCTTCTGATACTTGTTGCTTCTCGATTTTCGTACAAATGGCCTACAAGTAACTTAATGGCTTGTTTAATTCTCTCTGGTACATCTGTATCAGCATCTCCATAGCCTGCAACAAATTGAATCACAACTGCATTCGCAGGCCTTAATGTTATCGATGGCCATGTTTTGGCGTACTTCAGAACCACACGGCCAACCTCGCTGTCTGTGTCAACCATATAATCATCAGTTGATAATGTATATTCGGTGTCGTCCGTGCCATAGTATTTGATACTTGTAATTGATTGCAAAGGTGGCAAGGGTATCTCGATTTCATCCCCATCGGGGAAATCGTTCAATGTCAAATTCCATGTCTGCGTTATATACGCCCTGTTCTGATATCTTTCGCAGTATTCCCTTGCCGCCGTGATATAATCTTCAATTAGAGTATCCTCATCAGTCGTATCTATACGCAGATGTGATTTTATATCCGCTACTGTTACAGGTTCAACCGTCGGTGCTGTTACTAACGTAAGAGCCATTTTTTATTTCCTCTTTTTTGTAACTTTCCTTTTCTCTACTTCGATTGTTGCTTTTTCCTTTATAGGTTCTGCTGTTGCTGTCTCGACCTTCTTCTCTTTTGCATCTTTTAAGGTTTCGACTTTAACCGCTCTACCTCGTCTAATTAAAGCAGCTGCAACATTATCTTTAACCTCAACCACATCATCTTCGTATTTAACCTCTTTATTTATCACCGTTGGTGCTAATATCTTAATTTTCATAGTCTACTCCTTATGATTTGACTTGCTTATATCCAATCATGTGTACCGAGCACTTAGCTGATGGTGATGTGCCTGCTATCGTCGCAACTGCTCGTATATATTTCGTCTGTGCATCTATGTTAATTTTAATCTTCTGCAATGATGCCGATGTGGTTACCTGTGTGAAAGCAGCTCCGCTAATATCCGACCAAGTAGAATTATCGCTTGAAGACTGTATTTTCACATCAAGAGTTTCATCATCCGTTCCTACAGCCGAAGAATCGAGTATAATCATCACATTTCCAACATAATCCGTGACATCGACACCAGTCCCATTTGTTGATGCTGTATAAGCATCCGATGGCAATAATGATATAAGGTTTAATCCACTATATGCATCTATCATTTTTTTCACCTCTCTTAATTTTTATTGAAAGAGGGTGGATTACCACCCCCTTATGTTATTTACTAAGCAGTTGAAGCATCAAGGATCATTGAAAAACTCTCTGGATGTCTTACTGCTATGTCCACATCCTGAAAAGCTATTATCCTGACAGTCCCACTTGTACCACCAGTATACGGGTCAACAAGTATATCCAGAGTCCCCCATTGTCCAATAATCACGTCACCCCAATTTCCAAAGAATATAGCCGACAGATTTGTGCCACTTCCTTTGGTGAGATCAGATTTAACCTGATTGGTGACGAAAGCCTTGTAGCCATTTAATGGGGTATTGCTGTTCTCCCATACCATCTTATCACCATAAGTTGCATTAATAGCAGTCTTTTTTAGCTTCCCTCGAACTTTAGCATTGGTGATATAGGCGAGCGATCCTATATCAGCATTATCCTGTGCGACCTCTGTTTCAAGATCAACTATATGTGACCATGTAGGATCACCACCATCTGAACCGATTGCTACCGTAGCTACTCCAGTTGTGTTTTGTATCCCTGTAGGTTCTGCCCCAGTACCGCTTCCATGAAAGACTGCGAGATCAATACCAAGAGCTAAGACTGTAGCCAGATCATCTCTTACGAAAGCCTCAACATCAATTGAAGATTGGAGTAAAAGTTTTCTTGTGTAGTCGGTGAAAGCTGCGATTGATTTTGGCGAAAGAGCTACCTGTTCAACCGTTTGATTGCTTTCATCTGGTGCACTTCCTTCACTTACCCAATATGCAGTAGCCCCACCGCTCTGCTTCGGTATGGCAATATCTCCTACAAGACCGCTTAGTACCTTAGCACCTGCAGCCTGTGCAACCATCTTGTTGCGCAGCAGTTCGATAAAGCTTTTAGAAAGCAGATCAGTTCCTACAAGATACCCACCTTGACTCCCAGTGCCAACAAGTAAGTCACGTTGCTCAGTTGCCAATCCAGTAGCCAACCAATCATACGGCACGTAGAAGCCTCTTGGCTCTTTTCTAAATTTTTTCGCAACCGCTTCACTGGCCTCTTTCTCAAGCTCTGCATCTTTCCAGTTCCCAGTAGCTGCAGCCCTGATTGCTCTCACAAGGCTATATTGTTTTACATCCCTTTTATTCATCCCGATGGACGGATCGTTAGGAGCTGGTTTAATTGGCTCTTCTATAGACCCTTTTAATGACCTTTTTTCGGCTTCGAGCTTCTCATATCTCTCAATAGCCTCATTCAGCTCATCAATCTGTGCCATTAAATCTCCCCATTTTTTCTTTTCATCTTCAGTAAGTGAGCTTCTCTTTTCAGTTTCGGCCTTTTTTAATATCTCATCAGCCTCTTTTACAAGAGCATCCTTTTTCTTCCTGAGTTCCAAAGACTTCAGTTTATCCATATAATATTACCTCCCTATTTTCTTGATTTTAATTCTAAATATCTTTTTAATATTGATAGTTCATCAGTGTTTTTCTTCACATCCGAGTGATCAGCCAGGATCGGCTCGGCTGGAAAATAGCACCTCAGAACATCTATTAGCTTTCTCACCTGCACATCGGTTGTCGGATATGCGGGAAAAGTTACTGGAGACACATCAAAGAGTTCAACTTCTCTCAATACTCTAATAAGTTGGTCTCCTTCAGTTTCCCAGTCTTCTTTCACAGCCCTAAAACCAAAAGACATTTGGTCAATATCACCACGTCTGATTGATTCCATCAAATCTCTTGCCCAAGTCGTATTTGGTGGATTAATCTCTATAGCAAGACCTTTATCGTCTTCCTGTAATTTCAAGGTATTGCTTTTGGTCCTACCAAGTACATAGTTAGGATCATGATTCCACAAAGCTCTAACATCAGCTTCCTGAATTGTTTTTTTGAAAGCTCCTTTAGCTATTTTCTCACGGAAAGACCCAAGATCAACTGACAGCTGGTCAAATACCGCTGCGTGGCCGACAATTTTATCATCTTCTGTTGCTCTTACCTCAACTAATGGGAAAGACCGATAATCTATTTCAATATTTCTGCTCTTTAATTCAGGTGGTTCAATATCGGCATCTCTTAAATGTGCTGCAAGGTGGTTATATACTCCTTTTCTATCTGCTTTAGGTATTTTCGTACCACCCCTTGCGCCATTAAGCACCGCTATGCCCGTTATACAAGCCCTTATGTTTGCAGCACCAATTTTACCGTCGCTTGATACCTCGTGATGTATAAATTTATATGCAGCTTTTGTATCGGGGTCTTTCTCTGGATCAACCCATGCATAAGCTTTACGGTAGTACGCTGCGTCACCATCGTTTTTTAGATTTGCTTCGTTTTTAGGACCATCCCAACTTGCATCCGATACCGCTGTATGATGTACTGGTATTGCTTTTCTTACTTCCATATCTCTACTCCTTTATTCTCTTTCTTACACTGCCATAATCTGGCATTCACACCCCTCATGTGCTGGGGGATGAAATATATCAAAATTAATCGCCATCGGTACATCCACACCATCAGGCCTGAAAGAAATACCCGAATTCAGAAATGCCGTATCTATTCCGACTATACGTCCATCAAGGCTACTGCAATATGGGCAAGAGTTAGGACTTGCAACCCACTGTATCCGTTGTATTCCTACATCTCGATATGTCTCACGAGCTATCGCATTCGAGAACTGTACCGTTTCAAGTCTTGCTATTTTACTTGGTCTCTTTTCTTTCCACTCGTCTAACCGTTTTTCAATTTCATCTAATGGCTCATCGCTTTCATTCAATATCTTCCTTATTTGCCCACGTGACGATCCAATTTGCATATTAACATGCGATTCTATGTAATCATTTATAAATTGTTGATGATCCACCTTCGTATTTCCTATATTCAGCTCTTCAAAAACTTCACTTTTGATCGCTTCTTCAAAGGTTATATATACAGGCATCCATGCATTCTTTTTGTATTCTTTGTGAGATTCATAAAATTCATCTAACCAATCTTGGAAGTCTTGCTTATCACGTCTCATCAAATACTTTTTTAGAGCTTTCTTGATCTCCCCAATTTCACGCTTGACAATCTTTAGCTCGGTAGCTGTAAATAAAGATATAAAAGAATTAGCTATCCTACGTCTTGATTCTGCTGCCCTTTTTTCTCTTATCCCAATCTTTCTATTATCCTGTTTGTTATTCTGTTTGTTATTCTGTTTGTTATTCTGTTTGTTATTCTGTTTATTGTCCTGTTTACCATCTTTGCTACCGCCGCTTGTTATCGTGTTAACTGGTATCATATTCAAAGGAATCAAATATATTTTACCTGTACCATCTGGCAATGGGTTCATATTTTCCATTTCCCGAATATCATCAGCACTCAACCACCCGTTTTGTCGTCCTATACTATACGCTTCGTATCTGCTCTTTATATCACCACGTAATAACCCATCAACCAAGAATTCGGCAAAATATTCTTTCCTATCATCAGGTGAAAACAAGTCGCGCATTATCGCCTGTTCCCACCGTACAAGCCAAGGTCTTATTGTATGTACCACAAACTCAATTGATTGCTGCTCTATATTCGAGAAAGTCGCTTTCTCTAAATCACCGATTAAATGAGGTGGCACTCTAAATATTCTTGCTATTTCGTTTACTTGAAACTTCCGAATCTCCAAAAATTGTGCATCTTCAGGCGGTATACCCACCTCGTGTACCTTCATACCCTCCTCAAGTATTGCGATTCTATGCTTATTTGAAAGTGACCTATGCTCATTTTCCCACGATTTTTTCAAATTTTTAAGTGCTTCTTTACTTAATGTTCCAGGGTGTTCTAAAACAATCCCAGGTCTCGCATCATTTGCGAAGAATCTCGCTCCATATTCTTCCGCAGCCAGCCCCAATCCAATAGCATCACGAGCAAGCCGAATCATAGAAACACCGACAATACCATCAGTTGATAACCCTCTGATATGTAATATTCTTTGAGCAGGATAATATTTACGGCCGACCGCTTGGCTCTGATACTCATAGACCAGTTCACCGTTAACCCTGCGAACCTGCATTAAATCGGGTCTTAATGGCCACAACCCTTTTATCTTTCCATCATTACCATACTCAATCTCCGCATAGGCATTACCCCACAAAGCCAAATAAACCATCTGTAATTCACGAAATTCAAAACTTGTTAATTCAGGATTCGGCTGTGTGTGCAAAATATCATATAGATAATGGTCTGTAGCTTTCTCTTTACCGTTTTTCAAACGCCTATAAACGTGTAACGGCAATGATGCAACCGTCTCAGCTAATACTCTTACACAAGCCAATACCGCTGAATATTTCGTTGCACTATATTCTGTTACGCTTACACCTGATGTAGCTTGATTATTTATAGTCGCTGCTTCGAGTAGTGCTTTCGTAACATTCAAAGACCGCTTTTTAAATAGCTTTCCAAAAATACCCAATTTTATACTCCTTTATAGAGCCAGTATCCCTCTTTCGTCGTATACTGATTTTATTTTATCTTTATGTCGTATAGCTCTGTCAAGTGCCATTATCAATGCCACCATACCATCTATACGCTCTGTTGATTTCTTTTTGTCCGGTTTTATATTCTCAGCTGCATCCATGGTTACCGCCATATTATCAGCCATCCACCTCAAAACAGGATTACCACCGTGTCTAATCTTTTTGCTCATCACAAGTTTTAACAATTCCTTCGTAGGTGGTGACATAGATTTAAAACCCTGTCCTATTGGTACAACCGTCAATCCCTCAGCCTCAAGATTCTGTACCAGTTGTACCGCCCCCCATCGGTCAAAGGCAATTTCACGAATATTATATATCTCAGCATCTCGTAATATATCATTTTCAATTGTTTTATAGTCAATTACATTTCCTGGTGTAGCTTTGATGAATCCGTCTCGCACCCACACATCATAAGGTACTTTATCCCTTAAAGATCGCTCTCGCATATTCTCTTCAGGTATCCAGAATCGCATAAGTATATCAAACCCATCCTCACGAGGGAAAACCTTCGCAAATGCTGCAATATCAACTGAACTTGCTAAGTCCAGACCTGCATAACAAACTCGGCCTTTAAGATCTTTCACATCAACCTTACCACTACACAGATCCCAAAACTGCATTGGCAAGAATCGGGTCTGTTGATGTACCCATTGATTAAGTCTCAGTCTTCTAAAAAGATTCTGCTTGGCTGGTATGTTCTCGGCCTCCTTATAGGCTGCTCTTAATTTCTCAATATCAATGATATATCCAAGACTCGGATTAGCTTTATACCAATTCTGCTCGTCTCGCCAATCCTCATCTTCTTCAAGCCCATAAATAACAGGGAGGAAATGTGGATCATCAATAATTCCATCTCTTACCTTACGCGCATACTCGTGTACTTCCCAACCGATTGAGTTTCTGTCGTAGCCTGCTGTAGTTATGACAAAGACCAAAGGTTGTGTCCTTGCGTCTCCTGCACCTTCCGTTAGTACGTCCCATAATTCTCGATTTGGCTGTGCATGGAGTTCGTCAAAGATCACACCGTGTATATTGTATCCATGTTTCGTGTAAGCATCAGCCGACAAAACATGGTAAAAACTATTCATCGCAGGATAAATAATCCGTTTTGTAGACCTAATCACTTTTAATCGTTTTTTGAGTTGCTGCTCCTGTTCAACCATTGAAGCAGCTACGTTGTAAACAATTGACGCCTGCTCTCTATCGCATGCTGCAGAGTAAATCTCTGCACCGTATTCCCCATCAGCAACCAACAAGTATAACGCTATAGCTGCACCAAGCTCGCTTTTCCCATTTTTTTTCCCAATTTCAACATAACACTTACGATATACCCTGTATCCGTTCTCGTCCACTGTGCCAAAAAGCTTCCTCAGCAATTCATCCTGCCAAGGCAACAGCTGAAACCGTTGTCCTGCCCATCGTCCTTTCGTGTGTTTGAGTAATTTAACAAACTTAATAACTTTTTCCGCTTTTTTCTCATCGTACACCGAGCACCTCATCCCATTCATCTTTTGTATCATTTATTTTTTCTGTGTTCACCCTTGTCCTACTCGATGGAGTCATACCAAACTCGGTAAGGTATGCTCTCATTTCTTTCGAGTACTTAATCGCCACGTTAATATATGGGTTCTGACTTGTATATCCTGTTTCTGTCTTAAAAACCTCTATCTTAGCCTTCTCCTCAGCCTCACGCCATTTTGCATAACATTGACAATATGCCTCAAGAGCCGCCAAATCTATAACTGTGAGTAATCCAAGATTGTATAATCCAGGTACAATCCGCTTCCATTCTTTCTTTGCAATCGGATTAAGCCATCTGGGTGGTTTCGGTAACACAGGTTTTGGTTTTGGCACTTCTGGTATTGGTCTATGTTCTCGATTACCCTCAATCAATCTTAATTCTGCTGGTTTTGGCTTCCTACCTACAGTTCCCATTTTCTTATTCAACCTCTTAATTTAAAATAGCGATTATCCTCGCAAACCTGCCCGCGCGGTATTGTTTT